TCTGTCGCACACTGGTTGGAAGAGGATGATTTCCGTAAGAATGGTGGAGTGATGAATCACGAAACTGTCGAATCCATCAGTAAGCGTAAGAAGCCTTTTACTGTTGATTACACTGGTTTTGGTTGGGTACTGATCAAGAATGGTGTCTTTGAGAATCTCGAATACCCTTGGTTTGCTCCTAAGATGCAAGTCTTTGAGTCTGGTGAAGTACAAGACATGTGTGGTGAGGATGTCTCATTCTGTCTTGATGCCAAGGATGAAGGTTTTGAAATCTGGTGCGATCCTCGGATTCGTGTTGGTCATGAAAAAACTCGTGTCATCTGAGGTCCGTTTCGACATACTTTATGCGGGAGAGAAAATTTATCAAAATCTCTCGCACGAAGCGTGTCTCGATATCATGCAAGATCTTGCTGAAAGATACTATGAAAGTCCTTCAGAAGGGAAGGATATGTTTGATGCTAATTTAATCTCAATGGAGGAATGTACAAATGGCTAGAATGTTCAGTGGTAGTAGTAACGATTTTCAAAAGGCACCGCCGAAGAAAACTCGTCAAGGACGCTCGGTAAACACTAAGTTAGCCGCTTCCTCTCGCAACGGTAAAAAGAAACCATATCGTGGACAAGGACGTGGTTAAATAGGTGAAGATACATTAATTCATAATGGCTGCTTTAATTTGTAACCTTCCCTCGGTTGAGGTATGGGTTCGTAAGGAATATCTCACCGATCACCAAAGTGGTCATGGTGAATTTGTAAAAGGCGTCTGGGTGTCGGCAAAGTCGATTCCTGGGCGTGCTTTTTATTTTGAGACATACTTACCAGAGTATGCTGCAATGTACGATAAACTGCCGATTAGTGCCTTTCTTTCAGAGCCTAAGACTCCTGATCCTGATATGGATCTACCTAACCTACAGTTTTGGAACTGTATGGACTATGGCGTAGTTGCCGTTCAGAAGCAGTTTATCGGTTCAATGGACTATGAACTCTATACAAGGGATTTCGGCATCCAGAAGGGCACCTACGTGTGTACTCTGGACAATTATCACCAGGATCCTGATGTCGTTGATTATGCTACAAGTGAAAATCCTGCAGAACACAAGTCATCAAACCTAATTGAACTAGATAATGGGCAGTATGCGCTCTATCCAAACAATAGAATTCGCATTTACGACAACAGTTTGACTCCTGTTAACCCTAAAATGCCTGATTTTAAGGTTTCGACCGAATATTATAGTGTTGAAAACGGTTATGAACGACTTGGTATGGGTCGTGAGGACGAATATTTCTGGAAAACTGCAAAAGAACGTGAAAATTCACCCGAAAAAGAGGAAAATGACTCCGAATAACGACTTTTTAGACAATTTAGGTAACGATCAGCACCAAAAAATGCTTCGTGAGATCGCAAATGATGACCTAACACCCAAAAAACACAATTTTAAGGTGCAAAAAGAGATTCATGAGAAGATTCGCAATGATGATGACTATGATGACTGGGAATATGGCACTGAACCCACAGTATTAACTGAATTTTAGTGAATAAATAACTCATAATCGCTGTGTTCTGGTGCCTTTAGAACGGGTAAGTCAATCTTTTAGGGATCTAAGTGCAAGTTTTCAGGCAAATCCCCTGAATAACGATCTTGTGGTGCTTAAAAATGCAAATGCTATAGCACGTTCTATAAGGAATATTATTTCAACATCCCCTGGAGAGAAGTTTTTTGATCCTGATTTTGGGTCAAATGTAACAAAATTGCTTTTTGAAAATATTGATGATATAAGTGCAATTTCAATTCGTGATGAGATTGAAAATTCAATCAATAATTATGAGCCTAGAGTTTCTTTGATATCTGTTGAAACTACTCCAGACTATGATAATAATGCTTTTGATGTAAAATTGACCTATCGTATCATTGGCATTGATATTCCGCCACAACAATTAGAGTTTGTATTGCTACCGACAAGATAAATGTCCCTTTTAAATTTTTCTAGTCTGGACTTTGACCAGATTAAGGATACTCTCAAAAATTATTTAAAAACATACTCAAATTTCACTGATTATGATTTTGAGGGATCTAATCTGTCAACAATTCTTGATGTATTAGCATATAACACCTATATTACCTCATATAATGCCAACATGGTATCTAATGAGGTATTCATTGATAGTGCAACATTAAGAGAAAATGTTGTATCTCTTGCAAGAAACATTGGATATGTACCTAGATCTAAAAAATCATCAAGAGCAACAATCAATTTCTTTGCAGATTTATCAAATATTGAAAACCCACCAACCACAGTAACACTAAAGAAGGGGCCAGTTGCTGCATCCGGTGGAAACTTTAATAATCAGTCTTATGTTTTTGGCATAACTGAAGATATAACCGTAGGTGTTATTGATGAGGTAGCTTTATTTGATCAAATTGAGGTTTACGAAGGAACTGTTGTAAATCAACAATTTGAGGTTGATATATCAAATTCAAATCAAAGATTTTTGCTAACAAACTCTGGAATTGACTTAGATACATTGGTTGTAAAGGTAAAACCAACAGAAAATTCAACTATCAGTCTAAAGTATACTCGTCAAGATAACTTATTTGACGAAAAAATGGGTTCTGCCATTAATGGCAATTCAAAAATTTATTTCATACAGGAAGTAGAAGATGAAAGGTATGAATTAATTTTTGGAGACGGTATTTTCGGTCAAAAACTGCAAAATGGTAATGTTATTGAAGTATCTTACATTAGAACAACTGGGCCAGCAGGAGATGGTATAGTTGATTTTCTTTTTAGCGGAAGATTGGAATACACTAAGGGAATTACTACTTTTCCAGTAACAAGTGGAATATCTTTAATTTCATCAGAACTACCTTCAAGTGGTGGTGAGGAGATTGAAAGTGTTGAATCTGTCAGAAAATATGCTCCTCAAATTTATGCAACACAAAATAGAGCATTAACTGCAAATGATTTTGAAATATTGATTCCGAATAAAATTTATCCTGAAGCTGAGTCAATTTCGGTATATGGTGGAGAGGATTTGGTGCCTCCACAATACGGAAAAGTTTTTATTAGCATAAAACCAAGAAATGGTGATTTTATACCAAATACAATTAAAGAAAATATAAAGAGAGATCTTAGAAAATATTCTGTTGCGGGTATTATTCCAGAAATTTTGGATCTAAAATATCTTTTTGTAGAGGCAGAAAGTAAAGTATATTACAATCCAAGTTTAGCATCCAATGCAAATGCATTAGCATCAAAAATACAAGATAATATTACAAAGTATGCTGATTCAAGTGAATTAAATAGATATGGTGCAAGATTTAAATATAGTCAATTCTTGAGACTGATTGATCAAAGTCACTCTGCAGTAACCTCCAACATAACAACCATTAATATTAGAAGAGATTTGAGATTGGCACTAAATCAATTTGCAGAATATGCGATTGACTTTGGAAATGAATTTTATGTTAAATCTATGAATGGATATAACATAAAATCCTCTGCATTTAGGGTGATAGATATTAATGAGGATGTTTACCTTACTGATGTCCCTAATCCCGATAAAAAAACTGGAGTTATTAATTTAATTTCTTTAGCAACTCCAGAATCCACTACTCCTATCATAAGAAGAAGTGGTGTTGGTTTAGTAAATTATGAAAAGGGTCGAGTAACATTAAATCCAATCAATATTATTTCAGGAAAAACCAAAGATAGTCAACAAATTTTAGAAATATCAGCATGTCCACTATCCAATGATGTTATTGGTTTACAAGACCTCTATCTTCAGTTAGATAAGACTTCTGTTGAAATGGTTGTTGATCAAATCAGTTCTGGGTCAAGTCCATCGGGTTCCAACTACACAGTCAGTTCCAGCTATAGTGCAGGAAATATCGTAAGATAACAAAAACAAATGAAAGAAAACAGAGTAAAAATTAGTCACATCGTCGAGAACCAATTACCCTCTTATGTGAGGGAAGAATTTCCTTTGATTGGGCAATTTTTATCAAGATACTATAGAGCTCAAGAATATCAAGGTGGTTCTCTTGATATAATTCAAAATATTGACGAATATTTAAAGAGAGCTACAACTGATAGTTATAGCAAAGATACTTTCTTGACATATCAACTAGATGCATTTAGAGATGGTAATATATATGTTGACAATACTGATGGATTCCCCGATTCAGATGGTCTTATTAAAATTAATGATGAAATTATATATTATCGATACAAAACAGATATAACATTTGAAGTCTGTATTAGAGGATTTTCTGGTGTCACTTCTTATGGTAATGGTATCGATACTGAAGAATTAGTTTTTGATAATACTGTTGCAGTTGAGCACGATGTTTATTCTAAAGTAGAGAATCTTAATACTTTATTTTTGGATGAATTTTTAAGAAAAATAAAAAAGCAACTTTTAAGTGGTTTAAGTGATAAAGACTTATTTTTTCAGTTAAATCAAAGATCTTTCATTAAAAATTCTAAAAGTTTTTACTCTTCAAGAGGAACTGATAAGTCTTTTGAAATTCTCTTTAAAGCTTTATATGGAAGAAAAGCAGAAATAATTCGTCCTATTGATTCTGTGCTGACCCCATCAGATGCAAATTATAAAATAGATAGAAATTTAGTCGTTGAGGTTGTAGAGGGAGATCCCGACAATTTACTTAACAGAACCCTTTTTCAGGATGGATTTGAAAACATTAGAAAAGCATACGCTCCAGTATCAAGTGTAGAAAAAATATATTCTGGTATTTCGACAGCAGAGTATTACAAGATAGCTATCGATGGATCTTTAACTCAAAATGATGGATCAACTGAACTTTTATATGGAAATTTTTCACCACACCCTAAAACTTATGTAATTGGATCTGTAGGAGTTGGACAATCATTTATAGATGTTGATACTACTGTTGGATTCCCCAATGCAGGTACATTAAGTTTTCAATATGAAAATGGAACTGCTGGAGTATGTACATATTTTGGAAAAACAGTAAATCAGTTTTTGGATATTGATGCTGATGGAATCAGTGGAACAATTAAAGATGGCACATATATTGATCAAAATACATTTGCTTATGTTGGGAGTCCTACAGATAATGGAGTTAGAGTAAAGATTAGATCCGTTCTGAATGATATTCGTATTCCTACAAATACTTATTATCAGAAAAAAGGTTCTAAGACAAAAATAAAAACTTTAGGAAAAACTGGAGAGTCTATAAAAGAAAATCACTGGATATTCAATACTGCTCAATATTATGAGGTTGAAAATCTTACACTAGTTGATTCTTCTAATAATACCTATAAGTTAGTAACAAAGGATAACCATATTCTTAGAATAGGCGACTTATTGACGCTAACAGACCGCAATAATCAAATATTGCCGAATGACTTTGTAGTTACTGATGTTTTTAGTGATAATATATGCATTTTTAGAGGAACTGGAATATCTGATGCGTCTCTTATATCAAAAGTAACCAGAAAAATAATAAAAGTTGATTCTACTATACATCCCGATTTAAACAGATTAACAGCAAATGTTCAAAATGTATATCTAAAACCTGATATTGGATTTGTTAATGGAAAACCATACTATGGCCCATATCATGAACACCCAGAAACTGGTGTTAGAATGGTGGGAGCAAAGCATACACCATTCCCACATGATGTAATTGTCGATGATCCAAAGTCATCAAAAGTTCTTGTAGCATCATCTTCATTGCCAGCAGACGCTAATGTGAAATTAGATCCAACTATCCAAAAATTTACCGTTTCGGGAACATTTGTTGTTGGAAGCACTGATATTCAAATTACATCAGGAGTAGACCATAATTTATATACTGGAGATCGAATTGTATATACACCGCAAAAAAATACTGTTGAGAGATCTTTAGCAAATGGTGTAATTATTGATCAAGAATATATTGTTAGTTCTCTATTTGATGAAGGAACTTATTTTGTTAAAAGAGTAAATGATACTACTATTAAGTTAGCTAAAAGTAGAGCAAATATTCACAATAATGTTTTTGTTAAAGTTGAGGGTTCTACTGATACTGTAACTATTACGAGCAATAATTTTGAAGAAGCAGAATTTTATCAAAGAAGAATTGAACCCCAAAGAATATTCAGAGAAGTAAAATCTCCATCTAAAGATAGAAAAGAGCACAAAACTTCTCCAGGATATAGTGGTATCTTAGTTAATGGTGTTGAAGTTTTAAATTACAAATCAACAGATAAGTGTTTTTATGGAGAAGTATCTTCTATTTTAGTTACTAATGAAGGAGAGGATTATGATGTGATAAATCCTCCTATTTTAGGAATAACTGATTCAGTCGGTTCTGGAGCTACTGGATTCTGTGCTGTTGAAGGAAATTTAAAAGAAATTAGAGTTATTGACTCTGGATTTGATTATCTTAATACTCCAATAGTTAAAATTTCCGGAGGATCTGGTGAAGGTGCTACAGCCGAAGCCAAAATGGTCACAGTGCCTCATAATGTCACCTTTGATGCCAGTGGAATAGGTTCTGCCCGAATTGGTGTTGACACATCTACTATCGGTTTTTCTACAACACATAAATTTAGAACAGGTGAAAAGGTAGTTTATAAAACTTTTGGGAAAAAAGCACTTGTTGGACTTAATACAGATTCTACTTATTATGTAAATGTTGTTGATAATTATACAATAACTTTGCATAAAAATTTAAGCGAAGCTTCAGTTGGATTAGGGACAATTGGATTTACTGATTTTGGTGAAGGGATTCATTCGCTTAACTCTGCGAAGGGTAAATCCATTGTAAGTTCCATTGTTGTCACAAATAGTGGCAGTGGTTATAAAAATAAAAAAACTAACTGTGCTTCTGCTGGGGTAAGTACATCTTTAAATTTAATTAATATTAAAGATCACGGATATAATAGTGGAGAAATTTTAAAATATACTACTGATGGAAGTGCGATAGGAGGACTAACAAATTCATCAGAATATTATGTAACAGTCCTAAATGAAAATCAATTTAAATTATCTGCAGTTGGTGTTGGAACAACTCAGTCAGATTTCTATTACAGAACTAATCAATATCAAAACTTTAGTAATATTGGATCCGGAACTCATACTTTTAACTATCAGGATATATCAGTATCAATCACAGGAAATCTGGGAATTGGTGCGATTGAAGGAAAAACTTTTGAAGCCCAAATTCAACCAATCATCAGGGGAAAACTTACAAACATCTTCCTAGAAAATAATGGTGTTGGATATGGTGTTACTAATATATTGAATTATGAAAGACCTCCTCTCATAGATTTAAACTCTGGAAGGGGCGGAGAAATAGCTCCTGTCGTAACAAATGGAAGAATCACTGATGTTGTGGTTGCATCTGCAGGAACAGATTACAATTCTCCACCAGAAATTAAAGTTCTTGGAATTGGCACGGGAGCTGTACTTATTCCGGAATTAAATTCTTCGGGTAATATTATTTCTGTAAATATTGCAAATTCTGGAGCCGGATATGGGTCTTCTACTACATCTATAGATGTAGTGTCGTCGGGAAAGGGGGCATCTTTAAAAACAAATATTCAGCAATGGACAGTTAATAGAGTTAGAAAAAATTTACCTCAGATAACTCCAGATGATATTTTTATAACATCACCTATAGTTGGAACTGGACTGCAATGTGCTTATGTATATGCACCCAGAACGTTGAGATCTGTTTTGTATGGTTCATCATCTGATGGCAAAACTTTATTTGGCAAAAAAGATTTAACTTTAGTAAATGGATCTGAGAGCACTTCTGACGCACACTCTCCTATAATTGGATGGGCTTATGATGGAAATCCAATTTATGGTCCATATGGATATTCTACAAAATCTGGTGGAACGGTAGTTCAGATGAAGTCTGGATATACTTTAAATTTAAAAACGACCAGGCCACCGACAAGTGAATTTCCTCCAGAATTTTTTATTGAAGATTTTCTTTGGTTAGAAAGTACAGATGAGTCTTTTCTTGATAAGCATAATGGAAGATTTTGCGTTACTCCAGAATATCCAAATGGAGTATATGCATATTTTTCAACGATTGATACTGTTTCATCTGGAGATGGTGTTTTTAGAAATTATAAGCAACCAAAATTTCCATATTTAATTGGGGATAGTTTTTATTCAACTCCAAACTCTTTTAATTTTAGTCCAGATTCTAGGCAAGATATTATTGATTTAAATAAAACTTCTTGGGCTCGTAATACATATCCATATTCTTTAGAGAATGATTATAGTGGATATGATTACATAAAACAGTCTTATAGAGAAGTTGAACAAGAATCTGAAATTAAATTTGTTAAAAAAGGTTCTGTAGACTCCATAGGAATCTTAACCGGAGGTCAAAATTACCAAGTCGGTGATGAAATTATCTTCAAAAAGCAAGAAAATAATGCATTTGTCCCAAGCGGAACAATTAGCCAAATTTCTGGTCAAGGAATTAGTACAATAAGTGTTAACACGACCACTTTAAACAATGTAGAATTTTATAGAATAAGTCCAAACTCATTTTTAGGAATAAACACTGCTTCGCATGGATTACTCAATCGTGATATTGTTACTATATCCGGATTGACAACCACGACAGCAGAATTGAGAGACTTTGTTTCTGTTGGAGTCAATACTACAAGATTATCTCTTACTAAGGCAGTTGATAATATTGGTGCTACTGGAATTGTAACTTATTTCTCAGTCGTAGGCGATCTGGGAATGTCTGAGAATGATATTTTTAAAATAGGTGACGAAAATGTCAAAATTTTAAATGTTGACAGATTTTCATCAAGAATCAGAGTTTTAAGACAAGAAAATTCTACAGTTGGTACTTCTCATACGGAATCTACAAACTTAGAATCTCTGCCAAGAAAAATTACATTTAGTGTTGATGTTGGTATCGACACTAGTATTTCGGGTAGAATTAACAAAGAACTGTACTTTAACCCATCGGAAGCGGTAGGTTTAGCTCAAAGTGGCAGCACATCAGTTGGAATCGGAACAACTTTATCAATTTCAAATCCAGGATCTGGAAAAACTCAAATTTTTGTTGAAACTAGAGCAATTTATTTGCCTAACCATGGATTGAGAACAGGAGATGTTGTAACATATCAAACAAATGGGGGAGATTCTATTGGAATAGCAACTCATTCAATAGTTGGTAATGGTGTTACAAATCCCAATACCAATCTCCTTAATCAACATTCATCACTATTTGTAGCAGATCTTGGTGTTGATTTTGTTGGACTTTCTACAGTAAAAATTGGTATTGGATCTACAGGTTCATTTGTTGGAGTAGCAGATACCACATTACATCAAAGTCTTGTATACTTCCTCGGTATAGGAACTGGCACATATCATAGCCTTAAAACAACATATCCAGTTATTAAAGGAAAAGTTGAAAAAAATGTAGTAACTGTATCTACTGCAGGAACTCATGGTTTATTAAATGAAGATACTGTCAACATCAATGTTAGCCCAGAGAACTCAACATCGATTAATGTTTTCTATAATAAGGCAAATAGAAAATCCATAATTACTGGTTTAGCTTTTACTTCTGGTGGAATAACAACTGCGACAAGTGCAACTGGATCAAGAAGTTCAATAAATCTTAGCGATCATGGACTGGAAACTGGTCAAAAAGTAATTCACATAGCAGATTCTCCATCTGGTGGATTAGAAACTGACAGAGAATATTTTGTTTATGTTGTTGATAAAGATACGATTCAATTAACAAATGAAAAATTCCAAGTAACAAAAAGTCTTCCCAATTTCGTTGCCATTAGCACAGCATCTAGTGGAGAAATTTATCCAGTAAATCCACAAATAAGGTTATATAAAAATTCAATTGTAAACTTTAATGTATCCGATAGCACTTTATCTTACACTCAGAATGCAACATCTTTCCCAGCGTTTGAGTTAAAATTCTATACAGATGAAAACTTCAATAATGAATATTTTGGTACTGGATCTCTTAATGACGATGGTTCTTTTGATGTAACAAAAACAGGTGATGTTGGTGTAACAACTGATGCTAGAGTCACTCTTAGAATAAAAGAAGATACTCCAGATATACTTTATTATAGATTATCTCCAATTAAAGATCTTGGCAATTTACCTGTTAATAAGGAAATTGTAGAGGATGATGATCTTACATCAAATAAACTCACAATTCAAAACAGCAAGTATTCTGGTCAACATAAGATAATAGTGTCTAGTAATACTGATTTTACCTATGATCTGAGAGAAGTTCCTGAATCATCATCATACACAAACACATCATCAAAATTATCTTATACAACAGGATCACCTTCAACATATGGTTCTATATCTCAAGTTTCTATAACAAATAAGGGTAATGGATATGAAACAATTCCTGGTATTTCAACTATTTCAAGTTCTCTTGGTAGTGGAGCGTTATTAGAACCATCTAGTAGCACTATAGGTAAAGTTGAATCAATTTCATTAACAAATATTGGATTTGATTATTCATCAGACTTTACACTCAGGCCTACAGTTAAACTTCCACAAACTTTTAGAATTGAACCACTGACTGGATTTGAATCTATCGGAATTACTTCCTTAGGTAGAGGATATAATACTGCTCCAAGTTTAGTTGTTCTTGATGGAAAAACCAAGAAAGAAGTTACTGATGTAAAACTGAGATATTCTTTAGATAATAATAAAGTAGAAATTCTTGAAAATACTAATAACCTTTCAAACATTGATCCAACAATCATTCCCGTTGGAAATCCTAATGGCATTAGAGCAAAGAATTTCACATATGATGATTCTACCGAAGAAGTAACAGTAACTCTTAAGGATGCATTTAGTACAAATGATACTTTCCCACTTGAAGTTGGTGATAAAGTTCTAGTAGAAAATGTTAGTGTTGGTATTGGATCAACTGCTTTAGGATTTAATTCTGAAAATTATGATTATGTTAGATTTGAAGTTACTGAGGTATTCCAGAACTTAGGTTCTGTTGGAGTTGTTACTTACAGCATGGCTGGTCAGGTTTCATCGGGACAAACAACCGGCAAATTTGATGCTAAAAATTCATCAGCAGTTTTAGTTAGAGAGAGGGATTTCCCACAATTTGACTCCACATTAAGAGCAAATATTTTTGAAGCAGGAGAAAGTGTTAACAATGGCAATCAATCTGCGGATGTATTTGAATGGGATGAAGAAAACAAATATTTGACTGTTGAAAGTTCAGAAGATTTTGTAATTGGAGATATTATTAAATCAGATCAAACAGGAAGAAAGGGTTTAATTAAAGAAAAAATTTCTTTTGAAACTACTTATGATGTAGATTATTTCTCTCTCGTAAATAGTGGTTGGGAATATGAGAAGGGATTTTTAAATAATGAGTCTCAGAGAATACATGATAATGAATATTATCAAAACTTCTCTTATTCTATCAAGTCAGCGGTTCCATTAGAAGATTGGGAAGAAGTAGTATCTCAATTAAATCACGCTGCTGGATTTAGAAAATTTGCAAGTCTTGATATTGAGTCAAATCTTCCTAGAGCAAATCAAGCTACATTAAGACCAATTACAGAGCAAAGTGTTGATCTAATCTTTAATCTTCAAAGTGTAACTGATTTAAATTGTGTTGATAATTTTGATTTAGTATCTGAAAATTATTTAAGAGGAAGTCTTAGAGACTATTCTGACGAAATTTCATTCAGCACAAGAATTCTTCAGGACTATGCAGAATCAATTGGAAATAGAGTTCTTATTGTAGATGATTTTAGTAACCAATTTAATAATAATGCTAGAACCACTAAATTTGAAGAAGTTTTTAGGGGAAGATTAGTCAAAAACAGAGCTCAAAAATTTATAGCATACATTCAAGATAGATTATTTACTGGCGAAAGGCAGATTATGCTTGTCAATGCCCTTTATGACACTGGGCGTGGATTTGCAATGATCAATCAATATGGGGCACTTGACACGGCTCTTGATCTTGGATCTTTTGACTCAGTAATTGAAGGTGCAGAGTCTGTTTTACAATTCTTCCCAAATAAATTTGAAATTAACAATTACAATGTAAGATTGTTTGCATACAACATTGATACTAATACTCTGGGTGTTACTACGACACAAGAATATATTTCTGTTGGTAGCACTGTTATTGGAGAGTCAACAGCAACAGATTTCCCTGGTGGATTGGTTAGTATTGCATCATCAGTTGTTCAAATGGCTGGCGGTGCGGAAACTACAATTGTAACTTTGGCGGGTATCGGAACAACCACCTCTGGATCTAGGTCAGCAAAAATCCTTGTCAATGTTGAAGCCAGCGATGGTTCTGTTGAATATGATGAATTAACCTTGGTTCATGATGGAACAGATGTTCAATTAATGGAGTATGGTCAACTAACAATACATTCGCTAGATGCATATTCAACTGGATCAAATATAGGAACATTTGGTGCCTCTATTAGTGGAAGTGATATAAGAGTGACATACACTCCTATTGCAGGACTAACCACCGCAAGTGTTAATACAATAACTGTCGGATTGTCCTCTGAGGGATATACCGGAATTGGTACATATGAACTTACACATAGTTCTATTGAGGCCAAGTCTACTTCCATTGGATCAACAACAATGCCGGTAGCTGTAGGAATTGCAAGTTATAGTGATACCTATGATGCAGCATATTGTTTTGTTCAGGTATCTGATACAACAAATGGTAGATATGAGGTATCTGAAGTTCTGATTATTGATGATTATAATGACGAAGATCCTGAAAATGTTCAAATTGTTGAGTATGGTAATACTCAGATTGGATCTGGTGCTTTTGTAGGACTCGGTACAATCAGCGCAAGAAGAGCAGGTGATGGATCAAATTATACTGAAGTAACCTTTACGCCAGATGCTGGTGCAGATATTGAAGTAAAAACTTACATGAATGCCATGAGGCCCGAAACTAATGACTCTCCAAGTCCCGGTGGAAGAGTTGTTGGTGGAGAATCTGAAATTAATTTTGGTAATGCATCAATTCAGAACTCAGATGCAATATATACAGGAACTCAAAATAGTGTTAGAAGGCAATTTAATATTCAACATAGATCTCTTGATGTGTTTAGAAGAGTTGTTGATGGGTCTTCAACAAATGTTGTTGACTTATCAAATAATACTATTACCATACCCGATCACTTCTTTGTAACTGGTGAGGAAGTTGTATATGCACCCTCTACTGGACTCGGAACACATGCTATTGGCATTGCTAGAACCACCTTTGTTGGAGTTGGATCTACAACTCAATTACCAACATCTGTATTTGTTATTAAGGAAAGTGATAGTAAAATTAAATTAGCAAGATCTGCAGAAGACGCTCTCAAAGCAATCGCTGTTCCTCTTGATTTGACTAGTGTTGGTGTCGGAACATCGCATAGTTTTACTTCTAAGAATCAAAACCAAAAGGTTATATTCTCAATTGATAATGTTATTCAATCACCTGTTGCAGGAACTTCAGTTACAACATTCATATCAGAAGCTGCAATTAGAAATACAGATGTTCTTAGATTCTCAGGAATAACTTCTTTCTTTGGAGCAGATTATATCAGAGTTGGAGCTGCTGACACTGGGGAGATTATGAAAATTCTCGGTGTTGGTATCGGAAGCACCAATACTATTAAGGTTCAAAGAGGATGGTTGGGAACTCCAATCGTGGGTCATGATACGGGATCTCTAGTTACTAAACTCAGAGGTGGATATAATATTGTTGACAATTATGTAAACTTTGCTGAAGCTCCCAGTGGACTGAATCCAGTTGAATTGCCGACAAATCCACCAGACTCTAGAGATTGGACTGGAATAACCACCTCATCTTCGTTCAACGGAAGAGTTTTCCTTAGATCTGGAACAAGAGGGTCTTCATCAGAAGCTTATGCTCAAAATTATTTGTATGATGATATTGGACAACAATTCACTGGAAAGGACAAAGATTTCCCTCTGACAGTCAACAATGGCACTAATGTTACTGGAGTTTCCACAAATAATGCAGTGATATTGATTAATAATATCTTCCAAGGACCTGGAAACAATTATAATTATTCCTTAACAGAAGTTGGTGGAATTTCCAGTATAAGATTTACAGGAACTGCAAGTTCTGTTGGTTATGATCCAAATAATGCAAATATCCCAGTTGGTGGTGTTATTGTTTCTGTAGGATCGTCCGAAGGATTTGGTTATCAACCACTTGTAGCTGCTGGAGGAACTGCTATTGTTTCTGCTGCAGGAACTATTGCATCTATTTCTATCGGAAACACCGGTTCTGGTTACAGATCTGGAATACAAACTGTAAATGTCTCAATTCAGAGAGAAAGTATAAATGGCACTGATATTGTTGCGATTGGTACTGCTGCAATCTCCGGTGGTCATATCACTGGAGTCGCTGTAACAGACGGTAGAGTATTCTATGTTCCTAGAGATATTTCTAATGTAGGATACACCTCCATTACTGGTATTACTACGATTACAACATCAACCGCACATGGATTAAGTGTTGGTAATGAGGTAGTTCTTTCTGGAATTGCATTTACTTGCGATTATGCACCTGCTGTTGGTGTTCAAAGTGCAGTTTATAATTCTGTCAGCGGTATTATGACAGTAACTACATCCGCTGCACACGGTCTTTCTACTACAGGAAAGAGTAGTGATGTATTATTAAATGAACTTGGCATGTCAGCAGAATCTGATGGAAGTGCCCCTACTCACACATTCCCAAGATCAACTGATGATGCCTTCTGTGGAGTATCTGTCGCGGGTGTTGCAAGTGCAACTCAGTTTAGTATTAATGTTGGAACAGGATTAACTCTTGATAATTTTATCACAGGAGGAACAATTCAACCAGTGATAATTGCACCTAGAGCAAACAACAATTCAGCTAGTGGTCAAGATCCTGCTTATGACGGAACTCCTGTTCTTAGAGTCCTGAGCACCACTCAGTTTGAGGTTGACAGTGGTATTTCTACTAGACCTCATAATTATGCAAGATGTGGTAAAGTAAATCAATTACTTAAGGTGCTTATTGATGAGCCCCTTAGTTATAATAATATTCCTTTGACATATAGTTCAGAATCTCTTGGGTCTGGTGGAGTAAATGCCACCATTGATGTTGTTGTTGGTCAAGGATCTAGTGTTATAGATTTTTCAATAACAAATACAGGATATGGCTATGGAGTTGGACATATTTTAACCATTCCTTCCGGTGGTGCAACTGGAATACCTACAACAGGGTCTTCAAACTTTGAAGAATTTAAAGTTGATATTTTAGAAATTGATTCTGATTTATTTACTGCATGGTCTATCGGACAACTTCAAGTTCTTGATGATGTATCTTCATTGTTTGATGGGGTAACGAAAACATTCCCAATTAGTTTGAACGGAAATTCTTTCTCCATTCAGTCCGCACCTGGATCACTTGTAAATGTTCAAGATACATTACTACTTTTTGTTAATGACATTCTCCAAGTTCCTGGTGAATCATATTTCTTTACTGGTGGAAGTAACTTCAGCTTTGAAGAGGCACCTAAAGTAGGTGATTCATTCAAACTGATTTTCTATAGAGGAACTGGTGGTGCTGATGTTGTTGATAGAGATATTATTGAAACCGTAAAGACTGGTGATGATTTAACAATTGGATATGATAGAAAATTAAAACAAACTCCTCTGAACATAAATCAAGATAAGTTCTTACAAGAAGATGATCGCACCGTTTCTGAGATAACATCCTCAAGCACTGTTGATACAAATCCATATTCTGGTGGAGGTCTTAGTGATAAGACCAGAATGTTAAGACCTGTCAAATGGTGTCAACAGACTGAGGATAGATTTGTTGCTGGTAAGCAAATTAGCAAAGCTAGAGATCTTTATAATGCAAATATTTTCCCATCGACCTATTTGATTAAATCTGTTGGTATTGGATCCACAATTGTTAGTGTTGATAATGTAAGACCATTCTTTAATGCCAAGAATGAAAATAAAGTTAGCACTAATTTCCAAAAAGATATCATCTTTATAGACAATCCGCAAAAGGTAGCAGCTGCAGCAACAGCTGTTGTTGGGTTAGGCACAACGGTTACCTCCATAATTATTTCAGATGGTGGTAAAGGTTATACTAGTGTTCCAACTGTATCAATACAGACTCCTGTTGGATTGGGAACAACTTCTAGAGCAACCGCCACGGCAACCATCTCTGGGGGGTCTGTAACTTCCATTTCTGTTGATACTGGTGGTACTGGTTATGCACAAACAACTCATCCTAGAGTATTGATTGGACCGCCAACATTTGTAACTGAAACAAATACAATTGATTCTTATTCCGGAGACTTTGGAATTATTACTGGTATCGGCACAACATCCATAGCGGGTGTTGCAGTTACTGGACTTGTTCTTGATCTTGTTATCCCATACGATTCATTCTTGAGAAATAGTGATATTACTCAACCATCTGCAATCACTGCGAGTGGAATTGGTACTGGTGATTTGTTTGTAATTAGGAATTCAAATGTTGGTGGTGGTCTGACCTCTCTGGATGAAAATAACGCTGTTGTTGGAGTTGGTACAACCTTTATGGACGGTGTATACAGAGCTGCTCATGTTACCACTGGTGTAACTACTGATGCAATTGGTTTTGGTCAAACTACAGTAACTCAAGTTGTTGTAAGTGTTAGTTCTACAGATGGACTGACTGGATTAGCAGTCAGTCACTTCTATGGCGAATATAGTTGGGGTAAACTGAAATTGACAGATAGAAATAAAAATCAAGCATATACAGTAAATACTACTAACGGTATTACTGGAATTGAAACAGGCCCCGTAGTGGTTAGACAAAAATCATTGAAGGTTAAAAGTTATAGTACCTGATTCATACTAAATAAAGAAAAATCCTGCTCAAAATGGCTGCAATTATAACTGATCAGATTAGAATTTTAAACGCGAAAAACTTTGTTTCTGGCGTGACTACTTCTGATAACTCATATTATGCTTTTGTTGGATTGCCAAACCCAACAGATATTCAATCTGACTGGGACGATGATCCTCCTAGCCCTATTGACAACTTTAATGAAACTAATGATACATGGGACACCATGATCGCTTTGAAAAAGATAACATCAGAAGATATTAAACTTGTCATTAAAAAGATAACTTGGAATTCTGGTACAACTTATGATTACTATAGACATGATTATAGTATATCAAATATTCCAAGTAATGCAAATGGAACTTCATTATATTCTGCAAATTATTATGCGATTAATAGTGATTATAGAGTATACATTTGTTTAGATAATGGAACAAATCCAGAAAATATATATGGAAGACCTTCTTTAGATGAACCAACCTTTACTGATTTAGAGCCAAGAGCAGCAGGAACAAGTGGTGATGGATATATTTGGAAATATCTCTATACAATAAAACCATCCGATTTAATTAAGTTCGATTCTACAGAATTTATGCCAGTTCCTTTGAATTGGGAAACTAGTAACGATCATGCTGCTGTAAGAGATAATGCTGTTGATGGAAGCATTAAAACAGTAATTATTAGAAATAGAGGTGTTGGATTAGGAACTGCGAACAGAACTTACACCAGAGTTCCCATCAAAGGAGACGGATCTGGTGCGGAGTGTACTATTGTTATTAATAACGATCAACAAGTTGATAGTGTCACTATATCAAATCCAGGAAAAGATTATTCCTTTGGTACTGTCGATTTAGTCGCAGGAAATGTTCCAACGGGGACAGCAACTCCAAATCTTGAAGTTATAATGTCACCTCCAGGTGGTCATGGAAAAGACATCTACAGAGAATTAGGTGCTAAGAATGCTCTCTTATATTCAAGAATTGAAAATGATGATGAAAATCCAGATTTTATTACTGGAAACCAAGTTTCTAGAATTGGTATTGTAAAAAACCCTAAAGCATACAATTCCACTTCAAATCTTTCATTGTCAAAAGCCAGTGCAGTTTATGCGATGAGATTGGTTGGAACTGGATACAGTTCTGCAACTTTCACTGCAGATTCTACTATCACTCAAACAGTTGGCACAGGAGTTACTGCTATTGGTAGAGTTATCAGTTATGATCAAGTTACTGGTGTTTTAAAATACTGGCAAGATAGAACTCTTGCAGGATTTAACACTGTTGGAACTGCTCAAACAAATCCACAATATGGTTATGAGTTAACAAGATTCTCCACCTCAGTATCTGGAAATGGATCTTTTAGTATAGTCGGAACAACTTCCGGATTAAGTATCTCAACCACATTTAGCGGTCTCTCTACCACTCTAAATAATAGAACATATTACCTTGGGCAATCATTTACAAATGGTTTGTCAAATCCAGAGGTCAAAAAATATTCTGGAGACATAATTTATATTGACAACCGACCAGCTATTACAAGATCTTCAAATCAAAAAGAAGATATAAAAATTATACTGCAGTTCTAATAAACCATGGCGCAACAAACCAACCTCAATGTATCACCATATTTTGATGATTTTGATTCATCAAATGATTATTATAAGGTTCTGTTTAAACCTGGATACCCTGTTCAAGCAAGGGAACTGACAGGACTACAGTCAATTCTTCAAAATCAAATTGAACAATTTGGTTCCCACATGTTCAAAGAGGGAGCCAAAGTAATTCCGGGAAATACCACTTACGATACCGGATATACTGGTGTTTCCATAAACCCAACTCACTTAGGTATACCCGTTAGTGCATACTTATCTCAACTGATAGGGAAAAGAATATATGGTCTTACTTCTGGAGTTGCTGCTGAGGTTGTAAATTTTATCACTCCCGAGCAGAGTGATTTTAATATTACCACCCTTTATATTTCATATCTTTCATCTAGTGTTGGAGATAACGCACAATCCGAATTTAATGATGGAGAACTTTTAGCATGTGATGAAAACATTGTTTCTGGACCAGAAAATAATGTTTTTGTTGCAGCTGGAGAATCTTTTGCATCAACATTAACAGAAAATTGCGTAACTGCTGGGGCTTCTTTCTCTGTAGATAATGGTGTTTATTTTATTAGAGGCACTTTTGTTAATATTGCAGCACAAACTATTTTATTAGATCAGTATGATAATCTTCCAACAGGAAGAATTGGATTCAATATCCAAGAAAGTATCGTTAATGCTGACGAAGATCCAACACTATCGGACAACTCAAAAGGATTTAATAATTATGCGGCACCTGGTGCAGATAGATTAAAAATTAAATGCACATTAGCATTTAAAGATTTTGAAGATCTTAATGATAACAATTTTGTTGAAATTGCAAAAGTTGAAGATGGTGTTCTTCAGAGCGACTTTGTTAATGACACATCTCAGTATAATTTACTTAGAGATGAATTAGCTAGAAGAACTTTTGCAGAGTCAGGAGATTATACAGTTACTCCATTTGGTGTAGAAATTAGAGATTCTCTTAATAATAATATTGGTAATGATGGCGTGTATCAAGAGGGTCAACAAACTGGAGATGGAAGAACAGTAAGTGATGATGTTGGTCTATATGCCATTTCTCCAGGAAAAGCATTTGTTAGAGGATATGAAGTAAGAAGTTTAGATACTGCATATGTAAGTTTCCCCAAAACTAGAACCTCTGCAGTTTTAACTAATCAAGCAGTAAATTATAATACTGGAGTTACTGTAAGAACAAATAATATCAAAGGTGCTCCAGAAATCGGTATTGGAAACACATATATTGTAAGTTTGCGAGACCAAAGAGTGGGTGTAAGTACTGCTGCTCCTGGTGAAGAAATTGGATTAGCAAGAATATATGATTGTGCTCTAGAATCAGGATCTTATGATACGGAGTTTTCCACTATAAATCAGTGGGATATTTCTCTGTTTGATGTTAAGCTACAGACAAATGTAACATTAAACGAAGCAACTACTCTTACTGTACCAACCTTTGTAAAAGGTAAGTACAGTGGATCCACAGCATTTTTGAGAGATTCTGTATCAGATAGCACCTCCCTGCAACTTTATGACACCACAGGAACTTTTCTTGTTAACGAACCATTCATTTTTAATGGTATAGAGGATACTAGAGTCGCTACTGCTGTAACAGCATACTCAATGTCTGATGTTAAAGCAATTTATGGTGGCCCTTCTGTGTCGGTTGGTCCAGGAGTTATTGGAGTCGGATTAACCTTTGTTGCAGATACTATTCAAAAAGATTCTTTCTTCTTTGGACAAGCACAAGTTACAGATAGAATTAGTACCAGTGGCATCAGTACTGTAACTAGTATTTCAGAAAGATTCCCTGGAGATCTGAAAGTTGGTAATATACTAGCATTTACAAATACTGGAATTTCTACTGTTCAGTCAACCCAAACTTTAGCTAGAATTGTTAGTGTTGGTACTTCTGAAGTTACAGTAACAGGAGTTACAACAGTATCAAAGGTAAGTGAAGGTGAAATACCTCAGGTAGGTGCAACAAATATTGTAAGTGTATCTGATTTAAGGCTGGTTAGCACTCCTTTAGCAGATGCAAGTGATAATCGGTTATTTACAGAAATGCCGAAGAGAAATATTGCTAATGTTGATCTCAGTGATGCACAACTCATCATTAGAAAATCTTTTGATGTTGTTATCACTACAGATAATCAATTAAACTCTGGTGTTGTAACTGGAGATAATGAAACATTCCTGGCATTTGATGAAGAGAGATATTCTCTTGTTAGAGCTGATGGAACCACAGAAGTATTGACATCAGATAGAATGTCATTTACAAGTGGTAATACTGGTAGTGTAGATCTTTACGCTGATAATAACAGTGGTATGACTTATAATCCATCAACGGGATTATTATATATTGCTGGCACGATGGAGGCAGGTACTCTTCAAGGAGCCTTAAATGCATCCACTGGATCATTTAGTGGTGATGTAACATTTAGTGGCGGTGCTTCTGCTGTAAATATAGCTGCTAATTCTGATATAAGATTTTCAAC